ATGTTCGAACAACGCGTAAATTCTGACGTACTGACCGTTTCTACCGTTAACTCTCAGGATCAGGTGACTCAAAAGCCCCTGCGTGACTCGGTTAAACAGGCACTGAAGAACTATTTTGCTCAACTGAACGGTCAGGATGTTAATGACCTGTATGAGCTGGTACTGGCTGAAGTAGAACAGCCCCTGTTGGACATGGTGATGCAATACACCCGCGGTAACCAGACCCGTGCTGCCCTGATGATGGGCATCAACCGTGGTACTCTGCGTAAAAAATTGAAAAAATACGGCATGAACTGATACATTTCAGCTATGTTATTGAATAAAAAGGCGCTACTCGGCATGGGGATGCGCCTTTTTTATTATTGTTTATACAGATGTTTATACAGCTTTGGCTGAACAAACAAAAAAGCACCAGAACAATTCTGATGCTTTATGCCTTTAGTAACCAAAGTGTTTAGTACTCAGGAAGGTTTTCTAAGTTATCCTTGGATGTACCATTAGGTCTAGTAGTAATGTAATCAGTACCGTTGACACGGTCCTTAACCACTTTTTGACCTTTCTTCCACTTACCGTCATCACCTTTGAAAATGGTGTAAAAGGTATAGCCGCTATCGATTTTATTCACTACCCACTGCCGTGTTTCTGATGTCCCTTCTCCAACAGTATCGCCATTATCGACATGCACATACACATGGGTAATGTGAGTGTGTTTATCGTTATATCGGACTTTAGAAATAAGGTAATCAGCCCATTTATCAGTCATATTTCACCAGAAGTTTGAACAGGAAAAGCCCTGCAATACATTTATAAACAACAATACAGACTCTTCCTATTCCACGACAGCAATGTAGTGATCTAGAGCAATTTTATATTCCTGATAACCTCAAGATAATTCTGCCTTTACGCTTTATGCTCAAATCCCATTAAATAAAGCCAGTCGCTCTTTGTGACTGTCGCTCATATCGAAAGCAAAATCTTCGTGTTCTGCCTGGAATGTGCCGAACGCCATGAGTGCAGAAACCGCCGGGTCTATCTTGTTGGAGGATTTCTTTTTGTTGGGTTTGATATTGGCGTTGGCATCGGACTCCATCACCACGTTACCAATCGCCCAAGCCAGAACCGGATCGCCACGATGGCGCACCACCTTGCGGTTAACAAAAACCTCAAAAGATTTCGCTACCGGACTGAATTTCAGATAGGTTTGCGGGAACGGCTCCACATCGAGGCCAGCCCCCTGTAACTGGGTGCGCAAATGTGTGGCGTTCCACGTATCAAAGCCCACTAGCCGGATATTGAATGTTTCAGCGTCGCGCAGGATATCGTCACGGATGCGATCATAGTCGATACAGTCGCCGGGGGTGGTGCGTATCCAGCCCGCTTTTACCCACTGGCGATAGATGGCGCGGTTTTTGTTGGCGACGTTAAGCAGTTGCGCTTCTGGCAGATAATGACGGGTCAGCAAGCGGATCTCCCTGTCGAACGGGAAAGCGTAGCTCACGCTGGTAATGTCGCTGGTAGAGGACAGGTCAAACCCGGCGTAGCACTCCATTCCGGCCAGATCGTCTTCGGTATAGTCGAGCGCACAGGCATCCCATGCACCGGCACCCATCCACGGCGTGGAGCCCTGGCACCAGATGTTGAAACGTTTGGTGAGCATTTCCACCCACTGCGACGGTATGCCCCGTGCTTTCTGGATGGTGGATTCCAGTTTCGCCGCGTCAACGGACACATGCAGGTTAGGGTTTGCCTTGATCCACATTTCCGGCTGCTCAACCTCGCTTTCGTCGTCCAGCTCGTAGATCAGGACAAAAAGCGAATCGTTGTTCTCTTCCCCGGCCAGAATCTGACAGCAGTAGTCATAATGCTGCTTACAGGCAGAGACAACGTTACTCCCGGCGGTAGTGATGGCGAACAAAATCGCCTCTGGACGGGCGCCCATACCCAGCTCAAGCGCGGAATAAACGCCGTTATCCGGGTGAAGGTGGTACTCATCGACAATCGCCAGGCTGGGGTTAGTCCCTTCAATGGTGGCCGCTTTCGCCGCCAGCGGCTTTAGCAGGCTGTTGCTCTTCGGGAAAATGACCTTATGCGCCTGAATATTTACGCGCTTTTTCAGCGGTTTTGACAGCAGACACATCTGGCGGGCATCGTCGAACACGATTCGGGCCTGATCCCGGCTCACCGCCGCCGTGTAGATATCCTGCTGGCCCTTCTCCATTACCAGAAACCAGTTAGCCAGCATGGCGGCCACGGTGGATTTGGCATTCTTGCGCGGCACCTCAATAAAGGCGCTGCTGTACTTACGGCGGCCTGTCTCTCTGACTTTAAAGCCCAGCAGGTTAGCAAAGGCGAACTGCTGCCACGGTTCCAGATCAATTGACTGGCCCCGAAGCGGGCCTTTGACGTGAGGACAGAGCCGCGAGAACGCAATAAACCGCTCTACGGTCGCCGTATCGAACTCATATCGGGGGTCATTCAGGTCTGAAAAGTACCTTTCCACGGCCTGTTTTATGCGATTACAGGCCGGAATTTCGCCCGTTTTTATCGCGTTTGCGTACTCATTCCAGACGGTCAAGCTCGTCCTCCTCTTCCGTGTCTACCGGGTTACGGCGGCGGCTTACCGGATCAAAGCCCAGCAGCGACGACATTTTAATCATGATTTTTTCAGCATCGGCCTTTGCACTCAGTGCCGGATTTCGGCTCTCGCCCCCCTGGCTGTTAACAATGCTGAACCCACGGCGGGCAAGGTCTTCCACTGCTTTGCGGTACATCGAATAGTTGACGCAAAAAAGCTCAAGGTTGTTCCAGTCGGCGGGTGTCAGATCACCGCGTTCGGCCAGTTGCTTCGCTTTCGCTTTCCACTGCTGCGCGGCTAACTCATCAAGGTAAGCTGGCGGTTTTGGTGGTCTTGCCATAAAAATTTCTCGTTTCCATCGCGTTTTATTTTCAAAAAAATCACCGTGCGTAAAAATTTGAGGGGGCGGGCGGTGCCTTGCAGCAGGGGGTTTGTCTTTAAAACCTCCCCCCACCCCGCCCATGCCGCCTGTCAGCGGTTGCGGAAGCATTCCATAAGCTCCCGGTCACGCTGGCTCATGCGCTTTGCTACGGGCTTCGTGTGCGCTCTCTGTCTGGCTGGTTGCCATGCCTCGCGCTGCTTTATCAGCCCACTAATCAGCCGCTGCTGTTCCTGCTCAGTCATTGTCAGCCTCATACATCCAGTCATTGCGATGGGCTGCACGATCTTCCTGCTCACGGTACAGCCCTGCTTTGCGCTTCGCTTTGGTGGTTGGGTCTTGCTGTGTGGTCTTCTGGTTATGATGCGCCTGGCATAACGGCTGGTGATTCCACTCAGGCCAGAACAGAACGTCATCACCACCATTGATAGGGATGATGTGATCGACAATCTTTGCAGGAACGTAGAGGCCCAGCTTCTGGCACTCAACGCACAGCGGATAGCGCTTAAGGTACTGAGCGCGATACTTCTCCCATGAGGCTGAATAACCACGGGCGCGACGGTGGCCGCGTCTGGCATCCTCTGCCCGCCACGCTTCACGCTTATGCTCGTCACACTTGCCAGACTTCACCCGTTTATTGCATCCCGGCTCTGTGCACCGGCGTAGTGGTTGCCACGGCATCAGTACACCCCCACATCTCGGTAGACAGACCACAACGCAGAGACAGCCATCGGTATCTCTTTGGCGTCGGTATCACCAATCATCGTGCGGTACTCGTACAGCTGAGATACGTACATCAGACAGCCAATCTTGATAGCTGGCGTAAACTCCAGCCCGTTATCAAACCGTTTGCCGATATGCTTCTGGCAAACCTCCAGCGCCGCATCGATGTACGCCTGTATCAACGTATCTTCGTAATCATCATCAATACGGCAATGCAACTTTGCTTCATCCAGGGTGATTTCTGCTGTCATTTTTCCGTTCCTGTCTTGCAGAGAATTTCCAGCCGGGTACCTTCCGAATCAGGAATAGGAGGCCCTATAATATTGAAAGTGCTGCCAGCAAACGGGCCAGTAAGCACTTTCAGACGGTTGGCTGCGGTAATATCACGGCGGAAACGAACCCAAACGCGGATCGTCGCTTCGGCAATCTCGGCACCTGACGCCATTAACTCTCGGCCACTGATCCCCTTAACCTCAGCCCATATGGTTTCCCCGTCTTCCCAGACCTGAACAACCTGACCGGACGGCTCCCTGTGGGTAGTGAATACCCGAATAGTGACGCGGCTTCTCAGCCCCCCGGCTCTCATGCGTCACCTTCCTTGCCGTCTTTGCTAATCTTCACTTCCTGCTTCCATGCCTGGCTGAATTCGTCACCACCTTCACGCGGCGGCATCCCCTCACGCTCACGGGCTTCGTTCGGGTTCATGATCCCGTTCTTGATGCCGCGCTCATAAGTGGCGTAACGCTCGGTTGGCGTGGCGCGGAGAAGGTCAGCAGAATCAAACTCCACCTGATAGCGGGTTCCCGGAACCGGAGAGGCCACCAGCAGCGCAGATTTGATTTGTTGTTCGAAGTTCGCCAGCCACGGACGCATTGTCATGGTGAGAAATGCGCGGCTCGCTTCGCTGAAATTGCTGTAGGTGCTGTTGCTGTATTCCTGCAAGAAGATGGGCGACACGTTGAACATGCGGGCAATGTCTTCAATGGTGAAGCGACGGGAGGCCAGCCATTCGGCATCCTGATTGCTCATGCCAAGCTGCTTGTAGTCCATCCCCCCTTCAAGGATCGGCGTTTTCCCGGCGTTTTTTGCCCCTTTGTAGCGCTCCAGAGCATCCATTGCCTGTTTGCCCTTCACGCTGTCGAGCCACTCTTTAGTGACCACCACACCCGCCGCCATCATGCCATCTTTCATAATACTGGCACCGTGGCGCTGCTGGGCCAGACCTAACCCCAGCGCCTCACGGCAGACGGTGATAGGCGAACGCCCCAGAAAGCCATCATCGGTGGAGTAACGCAGGTGCAGAATCTCTTCCTGTAGATAGGTGCGCACAGCCCCGGTAAACGGCTCTGTAACGGTGTATTTGTACTTATGCTGGCCGATACGCTCAGGAACAACCGCCCCCGGCGCATACGGGTGCAGGGATTGCGGCTGCCCGTCGCGGCCCCACTTGATCACCGCATAGGCGTTACCATTCAGCAGACAATGGCGCATCATCGTGCGTTTAAACTGATAAGGCGTCTGGCAGTCGTTCGGCTGCTCGTTCAGGAGAAAATCCACTGGGTGATTACTCAGCCATTCTCGCGCCTCACGACCATTATCATTACGGACGCGGTAGAGATAGCAGGGCATTGTTGCCACCGCCTCACTGATAACTGATACGGCGTTCATGACCGCCGGCAGAGATTCCGCAGTACCCGCAGACACATACTCGCCTGATCCGGTATTTGGAATCCCTGCCCACGCCATTAACTCATCAATGGTCATGCTGCGTTGTTCAGACTTACGGCTACGAGGCCAGATTTTCCACATATCACAGCCCCACTAAGTCAGCCCAGCGCCGACGATTATCACCAGCACGGCGTAATTCTGGATGTTGAGCAAAAAGAGAACGATGCGCGATTTCAACGCCGGATTCAGGGTAAGCAGGCATGGAAGTAACGGTGATTTCCCGTAGTTCGGCAGCGGTCACGGTTCGCAGGTATGGAGACTGAGCAATATCCCACGCCTCTTTCAGCGCACGAAAACCGAAGCTCATGCCAGAGATATCACCGCGCTCCACCAGCTCCAGCACATCGTTGCCAAGCTGGGTATTCGGCGGGGTCAGCTCGAAGCGCAGCCCGGTATCGTCTTCGGACAGCACCAGCGTGCCGGATTTGGTGCGGCCCAGCAGCTGGGTATAGTTATGCTCGTACAGCGCACGCACATCGCTACCGGATGCCAGGCTGTCTTTAAACGCTCCCGGCGCAAACTGCTCGCGGAACTCGTCCCAGATAATTTCTGAGAGACTGTTCCAGCGCACGGCATAGCCCACCAGCTTTTTGTTGCTGGCGCTCACTTCGGAGGTACGGATTTCAAAATCGATTGTTTTCATTACTGGACTCCACAGAGGGCAAAAAGGGGCCGCAGCCCCTTAAACGTCAAATCAGGAACCGGAGCCTGAAAGCTCAAGCACCTTGATGGCGTTGGAGTCCACCACGCCGCCGCCCAGGTATTTATCGGTGTGCACCTTGTAGAAACCAGGTTCGGTGATGTTGTCGGGGCGGGTACGCACGCCAGTGGTGTGATCCACGATGAAGTAACCGCGCTTAAAGTCGCCGACTGCCAGGAACGCTTCACCCGCAGCCGCATCAGGCATGGTTTCCAGGTATTGAACCGGACGGCCAAGGAGGGTATCGGGAGAGTCAGCGACGAGACGATCACGCCAGATGTAATCCCCGTTGCCGTTTTTCAGCTTTTGCAGCGTAGCGGCAGTGTTGGAGTTCATCACCCATACGGCATTTTTGCGGTATTTGGCTTTCAGCTTATACAGCAGGTCGATAAGACCATCAGAGGAAACGGCAGCAGCCTCCATCTTCTCCAGCGTGCCGAACGGACGGGTATTATCGCTGGTGGCCGCACGCGGATAGGACAGGAACCCTTTGGATTTTTTATCACCGTCGCCGTTCACAAAGTCGGTTTCTTCGGTAGCAGTGAAGGTGTCGGTAATTTCGGAAGACAGCCAGCCCAGAATATCAACTTCGGAGAAGTCGAGAATTTCCTGAGTGGTTTTCGGGTAGGCGTAGATCGGGTTGAGTTTGATATCAACGCGCTCCATCTTCGGTGTGCTGGTTTCGGTACGCGCTTCGCCTTCGGTGCCGCGCTTAACGGCAGTGCCGCCCACTGACACCAGCTTCTGGTATTCGTTGGTTTTGGTCGTCTTCACCGTTGCGATGGAGCGCATAACGCTGTCATCCTGCAACTGGCGCATGATCTCTTTGTCCAGCTCAGGGATAACGGTATAGCCGCCGTCAGCCTGCACCAACGTGGAGAGAGAGCGGGTATCGCCGGTCATGATGTAGTGGCGCAGCTCATCGTTGCTTACACCTTTACCTTCAACAGAAGTACCAGGCAAATTGCGCTGATCGTCGGCGACGGCCTCAAGGCGGGTAATTTCAACTTCAAGCGCATCAGCCTTGGCGCGGAGTTCATCGAACTGCTTGCCCTCTTCATCGTTGAGGCTTCGCTTTTCGCTGTCAGCTTTTTCCAGCATGGAACGCATCTGGGTTTTGAGTGCGGCTTTCTGCTGGCGTAATTCAAGTAATTTCTTCATGGAGTGGTTTCCGTAACAATTAACGTTGAGACGTGAAACCAGCGCTTGGAGGGATGTCCACCTGGAAAGGAAACCGTCGCAGAACGGGAAAAAACCAGGTGGACAGTGGCGGCTCACGTCTGAGTGCCACTCTTCAAGATATACATAACAATCAATGAGTAAACACCTGTTTGTTGTCGCAAACAGCGGTAAAAACAGGAGAACAAATAATTTACAAAACACGGAGGGAGTTCTATGTTGGAGTTGGCGAGACGCCATTTATCGAACAAGGATTTCTTATGACTGAAAACGACATTATGGGTGCCCTATTCACTCAGCAAAGAATGCAAATTATGCACATTGGAAAATATCACGACGAGTTCAGCGACGCGTATCTTTATGCGTGGGCGTCAAGTGTATATCCAATCATGAGTGATACGGATGGGAGCGTCCCACGTAGGCCGCATGAGTCCTATGCCCCTTTCTTTATCACATCGAAAGAAAAAGTAGACTTTTTATTAACTCGATTAGATAACGCATGGCGTAAAAAAGAACAAATTACTTTTTACGATCTCGAAGACGAGTTAGGAGTAAAAAGTTTCAGTTCTAAAGGGTGGGATCGAGGCAATCTCATAGATATTTGCAGGTATCTTTATCTGGATGGATGTTTTGATAAATCCTTCTGGTCAATGCTCCTTCAAAATGGCAAGTGTCCGGCAGAAGCCTTGGGGGTTGCGTCCACTTTTAATCGAGCTACTGAAATCGACTTTTAATAGTAAAAAGCCTGGCCGAGCGCCAGGCTTGTTAAACATTGTATAAATTACTCTTTATCCAGCCCCCACTGATAGAAAGCCCAGCTTGCCGTTGATTGTGCGCTATGGATAGCGTTCTCAAGGCCAGAGGTTGGGTACGACAAATCAGCCGCCATCCTCTGTAGAAGATCGAGGTAAGCGCTGGCGTCTTTCGACAACTCTTGCCCCCCTTCTTCCAGCCCAGACTGGCACGCTTCCAGATCAAGCTTTTCAGAAGTGACAAAAGCGCTCAGAGCCAGAAAATCCGTCACCGTAATCTCATCTTTATTTGAAAGCTCATCAACGGCGCTATAGAGAAACTTGAGATCGCTCATATGCCCGTTATCTTTGCCAATCAGTTTCATTAATGACCTCTTTATTTTTCACGTATATATACAAAACTATGTTGGTTCAGTTAGTTCAGTTGGTTCAATTTGTAAAGATGATTGTTTTATAAGGATTATTTTCCGCTGAGTGAACCAACAAAGCCCCGATTTGAACCAACATTGGGTATTTTTATGTTGGTTCAGTCCATGAGGTTCTAAAATGTTGGTTCAAACTGCCTGTTTGTTGGTTCAAAACTGCTATTTGTTGGTTCAGTGTTGGTTCATTTTTTTGACATTAAACCCATATAAAACAGACACATGAACATAACCAATAGACACTGAACCAACTGAACCAACTTTAATAACCCTCACATGTGTAATTTATTCTTCTCCATCTTCCGCAACCTGGTGAAGCACATAAACGTTGATTTGACGCCCATCAATACGCGGGGATTTCTGCTGGTATCCACGCCCGCTGGACGGCTCAGAAAGCAAGCCAGCAGCGGCAAGCACGCGGGCAAACTGCCTGGCGTTAAAGCCCTGAGCTATCTCCTTCTCAAACGTTGCGGGGAACGTATAGAACACCAGCGGCGCATCATCATGGCTGCTTTTGCGCTTTCGATACCCGGCCAGATCGCGAATCGGCATACTGGACGGATCATAGGGCAACGGTGCAAAGCGGCTTAAACCGTAGGCATTCAGGAACGCCTCGCACTGCTCGATGATCTGCTGGTGCTCTTTGTTACCCGTGCCGAACTCTTTCACCCAGGCGTTAAAGCTATGCTGGATAGCGTCACGGCTGGCCTGTTCGCCCCATCCGGTGATTGATGCACCAGTTACCAGCGCGGCTTCGAGGATTGCAAAGCGTTCGGCCACGCGGTGTACCTGCTCACCGTAATCCGCCGGGATGAGGCCGCGCCAGCGCGTTTGCGCGTCACGCACCGCCTGTTTAGCCTCCTGCTGGTTAGCTGCCAGCCATTTAACCCACTCACGCCCCGCCGCCCCGTGGTTATCAATCCAGGCTTCTTTCAGTGCGTCAGCATGGGCCTTGCCGTTTGGCAGACCGTTGAAGGCCGTCGATTTCTCCATAGGGATGTTGAGCAAGCGCACCAGTTGGCCCGCTTTCACTTTCAGCCCACCAGCAGCCAGGAAGGTTTCAATATCCATTTCCCCGGTACTGATCGCCACCGTGCGCCAGCGTTTAAGCTCCCGGTTGCCGCCTTCTTTGGCTCCCTGCAACTTCCCGGCACCGTTAAACAGGGTATAAGCAGACGTGGCAACATCTTTGGCGCTGCTGCCTTGTCCTACCTCATCAAGCGGTAACAGGCTGTCGTTGTGCGCCTCCGCTTCATTTGCTATGCCAAGCGCAGTACCGTACCAGGTAAGCCGCAACGCATCAGGCTCACCCCACAGGCTGCTCGCAATATTGGCGGTAGTGGTCTTACCGGCGCTCGACTGCTCAAACAAATGGACACCGAAACCGTCAGCACCCACCAGGCCGATAAGCGGAGCGGATAGTGCCGCTGCCACGCCCAGCATCATGGAAGGATTGCCCCCGGCCAGACGGGCGACGGAATCCCGCCAGGTGGCAGCCGTGCCAGAAGTGGCATACCCGGAAGATGCAGCGCTGCGACCGTTAAAGAGAATGGGCGTCTCTGGATCACCAATCACTTCACCATCAGGCATGATATATGCGCCATGATGCCAGCCAGTGGTATGGGTGATAATCCATTCCCGATCAGTGCCGCTTTGCTGCAACCAGTCGGCCAGAATCGCCCGGAAGGTGCTTTTAGTGGTCACATTCACCCCACCAGCTTTAAGTGAGCGCCAGCCGTCGCGCTCACCGATATCTGCACAGGGGATCGCCCTGGTAATATCTTCGTGGCCACGCGGCGAACGCCAGCGCAAAACAAGATAGCGCTCTGCCCCGTCACTACCGGAGCCGACCACCTCAAGAGGCGAGCACAGCCACGTTTCGTTATTGATGATCTCGCCGCTATCCTTGTCCACCTTTGGCGTGATCCAGTACAGGCCATCGCTGCGACTCTCCACGCGGGGTTTAAGTTCATCACCCGGTTCAGGCTTTGGCTCCCGTTTTTTCACAGGCAAGTTCACCACAATACTTTCCCCGCGTTCGGCCTCTTCTTTGAGACGTGGAAGCCTGCCCGTCCAGTCCTCCTTCGGCTGAGGCTCAAACATGCCATTAAACAGCCGGGCTTCTTTCACATCCGCCAGCGCCAGTTTGGTTGCGATAGTGCTTATCTGCATTTCGGAAAGCTCGCCAGCTCGGATCACACGAACACTGCGACGGCCGTTATCAACGATGTTTAATCGTTCCAGTTCTGCCAGTTGCTTTTTGCCCAGATAAACAGGCGGTACATCATCCCATGCCCTTTTACCTTCGCTCTCGATCCAGTGCTGCACATGTGAATAGGCATCTTCACCCGCAAAAATAATCGCCTCGGTAAATTTGTCTTTCGGCAGGAATTTAATATTCGGGGCATTCTTCATCTTCATCAGTGCAACACCTTATTGGACATATCCGCGCCCAGGTCTTCATGCAGGTACTCAAGGTGGCAGCTTTTCACTATCTGCAACCCCATTTCGTTAATATCGCCATCGTCGGTAAAGCAGGTCAGCAGAATATCCCGCAAACGCCTTAACCCCTCATCGCGCCCGAATTCTTCAAAGCAGCCAAAAATCATATATTTCATCAATACGTTTTCAGTTACGCGCGGCTCCAGCGTGAAGCGATAGCGGGCCATATACTTATCGCTTTCCACCAGCAAGGTTGCCGAACCGGTTTCCGCTATCTGGTGAGCAATACAGGTTTCGGTCAGTTTGCGGAACAATGGGCCTATCACTTCAAAAATATCGGTCATTGCGGGATACCTCCGCTCATCTGAAATTTGCCAAGTAATGGGTGATACCAGTACGCCGATCCATATTTGCGCTTCGCGCTGCGAAGAACCTGCCTCGCCACCTCTCTGAATTTGCTATCCGGCGCGATAAAGCCACCAGCTTTCATTCTGACCAGCATCACGCCCGTGTTTTTTGCCAGCTCTTCGGCTTTTTTCGTCGATATGCCGAACTCAGCCGCCAGCGTGGCGACCGGAGCCATACCGGGAGGAATATCTCCCCCCTGGCTTTCGGTGAGTGTGCGCACCTGCTGCTCTAATTCCAGAACGCGGTTAACCAGCAAATCGACACGGTTTTCCAGCTCGTTAAATTTCAAGTGACTGATCATGATTGCTCCCCCGCTTTATTACGCTGGGTACGCACATAATCCGCAGCATCACTACTCTGATTGAGTGCTTGCGCCATTCTGGGAAGGTGACGCAATGCATGGCTTACAAGGAGCAAATCACGCCGGGCATCTTCATCGGAATAATCCTCTGCATTGGTTGCATCAAACGCCAGATTGCCGATCAGTGTGAGCGCACTATTGATGGCAAATGCGCCAGCAGAATATAAATCGCTGGATTCAGCCAAAGCCTCATCAGTGAAGTTTTTAAAATCAGGAGTGCTCTTAACAAGCTGGTGGTAGATATCACGCATGGCTCACCTCACTTGCCGTTTTCAGTTCACGAACACGGGACAACGACATACTGATCAGATCCATAGCAACGCTGTACTCGGTTTCATCCTCGAAATTCATATACAGCGATGTTGAGAGCAGCGCCTCCAGGCGGCGCAGTTCATCTTCAATGTCAATTTCCGACCATTTGACCTTACGCATGACGCACCTCCTGAATCGCGGCGCTGTCGAACTCCCAGCCACGGCGGGTGGTGTAATCGAAGAACGCAACGCGGCAAGGAGCCTGAGCGCGGATTTTGGCGGCAAAAACTAAATCCCAGCCGGGGAAAGCGGCGCGGGCTTTAGCTTCCGTGTCAGCATTAAAGCGAAGCACTACTGGTGTGCATTCAGGAGTGTGATCGGGGGTTGCCAGGAATAACCATGTAAATTCCGGGCGAGTTTGGGTATGCTGTAATTCAGCCATAATCGTTACCTCTGATAACGTTTTTGGTTAGACGCCTCGGTAGTGGTTCCAAGCACTCCGGGGCGTTGCCATTTATGCTTCACCATTACAGGTGGCATGCACTTACCATAGAACAAAGTGAATGCCACTTTCAAGTGTTGATTGTGTTTTCTTTTTGCATATACTGAATGCCACCAATCAGAAGGAAACACAGACATGGCAACAGGTTCAAGAAATAACAAATCACAACAAATCGTCTCAAGGGTGCCATTAGAGTTGATTGGTGAACTTGAAAAAGTGAAAGAAGAAGGCGAAAGCACGGCCGGTTTTGTTGTTGCCTCAATCAAAGGTGAGATCAAACGCCGCCAACGTAAAAAAGCCAAAGACGAAGAAAAAAACTGAATATAATCAGTGGGCGCAGAATTGCGCTGGCTCATTCTTTGACCACCAGCGCTAACCCTGGTATGCTTAATCTGTTTCGGCTTTTCGTAGTGACATTGGCAGCTCTGCAAAGCTGCCTTTGTTTTATTCAGCGTCAGCATTCGGCACCTCCGGCAATACACCACCAGCGATCAGTTTCTTCGTTAACCACTGCTCCCCCTTCCCCGTCAGCATCGTTGTGAATGAGGCTCTTACCTCGCCGTTCGTTTCATACGTTCCCTGGCGAACGGCAAAATAACCGCTATCGATATAACGCTGCATAGGCAGGTTGTGGCGCTGGCCGCCGTTGATGAGAATCCCCTGTTGCCTCATCCAGCCGAATAATTTGATGGGGCCAAGCCCTACGGCTTTGGCATAGTTGGGAATGGAAATACCCTTGTTGATCTCCGCCACGCGATCAGCGAAATCAACCTTTGGCGCAGCAGCCACCAGTCGGTTTTCAAGTTCGCTTGCCTTTTCTGCCAGATCAGCAGCAAGGCGCAGGGCTTCCGGTAACGTCTGGGGGATATTAGCGGCGGCTTTTGCCTGGCGTTCACAGTTGATGAAGTAGCGGCGCACCTCCCGCCCTTTTTCGTTGCGCTCAACCATTGCCAGCTCTTTACCCATATCAATAGTGATCAGGTAGTCATGTTCCATCTGCTGCCTAGATTTTGCGCTCGCCCGTTTTGGCGTGCTCAAACTTTCAACAATGATGTAATCAACTCCAGTGGTGAAGCCGTACTGGCTAATACGCCCTTTAATCCAGTTGGTGAAATCTCGCCCAACGCCGAGAAACTCATGGAGTTTTTTTGCACTGACCAGCGATACCGTCACGCCGCCAATATTTCCGGGGTTAACCGGAACCAGCTCATTTAATTTTTGCATAGCGCCCCCTACGCAGATCTACGGTTGTAAGGGGTATTGACGTTCTCAACAGCAGGTGGATTGCGAACCCACCAAAGAACATCTGACAGAAGCCATGCGCAACTATTACGGCCAAAGTGGCAGCGTGGCGGGAATTTACCTTCGTTCTCCATATACCAGCGGGTGGAACGGGAAAGGCTGGTTATTTCGAAGCATTCACTTTCACGAATACGGCGATCAAACTTAATGCCATATTCTGCGAGAATGGTGCGGCGTTGTTCAGGTGTTGGCGGGGTAAAACGAGTATTTGACATGCTTCCTCCACTTCACACATTCAGAAGGACACTTTCCTAACTGTTCTTGTGTTGTGGATATACTTATATTTTTATCTATCTAATTGTAGGATTATGAAATGATCGGAAAACCTTCTGAAACATTCAATGTGAAAAATAATTCAGAAGGTTTTTTACATAATTATTCTTCGGAAGATTTTTCCCCGTTTTTTTCTTCCGTGCGACACATATCCAACATTGCAGATGGCAGTCTTGGATCTAGCACATCATCAGCGAATGGGATGGCCTTCTTCCTAAAATCATCCAAGTTAAGTGTTTTATCACCATCTGGGAATATAACTGTATGTAGAAAAGAAGCCCTATAACGCAATTCTTTCGATTTCGCCCAAAGTTTTAGGTCAATGATTTGAAACGCCCGATAATTTATGAGATTACTTCTCAGAATGGATAAAGATTTGCCAAGCTTTGGATTGGGTGATGGAATATTTAATTGTTTTCGCCATACAGACAACAATCCTTTCAATCCTTCCATAATAAACCTGTCGGGCATGGATAAGTCGATATTAACATGAATGTTACTATTCTTAGGCAATAGCAAATCTATACTTTCTTTTTCAATCTTGTGATATTCTTCCATATTATCTTTCAGAGCCATTATATCATCAACTGAAAGAACAATATTTCTTTCTGCATTATTATTCTTTTTTACTCCAGATAACAAGATTTGAACATCATCAGGAAGTGGGTGTTTATACGAATCACTCTCCTTTTGCATCGCCATCCATGATAATTCAGTCCTATTTATCGGAGAAATTGCAAGACTTTGGCTAAGTCTCCTACCTTCTGAGCGTTTTTCTTTTACCCAAGAATTATATTTTTTAGAGCCTTCATTTTCGGGGATAACAACGCCATCCTTATACATCGAATCGAATATATCCGATGAGCCTAAATTCATTATCATCAATGTATGCAATCGATAATGTAATTGCAGAGCTAATTCTTTATTACTCATGCTTTTAAAAGGGATGTACTGCTCTAAATCAAACCATTCCGGCAGTTCTGTTGTAAATGAAAGCTCTTTACTCATAACGTTACCCTCAACGCCCCTAATTAACTTGCGAGCCAGGCGGGTAGGGTTTCCCGCTTTTCGGTTGGCCGACCTAGACTCGCAAGACCAGTTTAATCTCTATTCGCTACAGGTAACAGAACCACATTTTGATGATTACCCGCAAGAAGTTCTAAGCGGTCATACCACTTGTTCAGCGCGTCCAGCTTCTCCGGCAAATACAGACTACGGTTATAAATCGCCATAACTCCCGGCATTGAGTGGCCCAGCAACTGTTCAACAACGTGCGGAGCGATACCCATATTATTCATATGCGTTGCAAGCGTTCGCCGTAGATCATGCAATGTCCACGGTTCAGAATGCCCCAGTTTTTTATAAACGCTACGGCCCCACTGGCTAACCGCCTCGCTATTCTTCACAACTCCGAGAAGGTAGCCGGATGATTTTGTTTCATCGTGGAGCATTTCAATAAATGAACGCATCGCCTCTGGAACGGGACGCACAATCTTTTCACCGCCTTTACTATGCGCTTTTGGTACTGTCCACACCCACGCCTCCATATCCCATTCGGCCCACTCTGACAATCTGGCCTCCTGGGTGCGGCAACCAAACAAAGTGGCGATCCTGAGCAAGTTTGTGTAGTAGGGTAGAAAAACATCACCGGACGATATAGCGGCCCACAATCCCCCAACTTCTTTATCTTTCAGTACCCGATCTTTTTTCGCCTGCTTTTTACCAACATCGGGAATACTCAAATCTTCAAGGGCGCTACTAACGGCATAACGGCGAACGCGGCAAAATTTCAGAGCCTGCTTACACATCTGGAATACATACCCCGCAGCAACTGGCGTTTTCTTTTTCATTCTGTCAAAGCAGTCAAGCCAGTATCGGGTTTCGCAGTCAGCGAGCGCCATTTTCCCAATGTAAGGGTAAATATGTTTGCGTAGCTCTGCTTTATGCCGCTCAACGTTCGCACGGTTTTCTTCCGCATATTCGCGTATCCAGTATTCGATAGCTTCCTGCACCGTAACCGGTTTAAGCGTTTCCTGAGTAGTTAGCGCCAACTGGTGCTTTGGGTCTTTACCAGAGGCCAGCCACTGACGACATTTATCACGCGAAGAACGAGCCTCTTTGAGACTCATATCAGGGTAGCGCCCCAGAGTCAGCCGATGCAGCTTCTGCCCGTCGAGTCGGTAAGTAAACACCCAGCTAATGCCACCAGCTTTCGTTACCTTAGCGCTCAACCCGGCACCATCAGCATAAAACTCAATCTTACTGGCCGGGATGCCATGTAATCCCTTTAACTTCCTGTCGCTCAGTTTGTTAAGTTCGCCAGCCAT